CACAAACCGACAAAATCAACCGTCATTTACCAGACGTGAAATTTGAAGCTCTATTACTTGGAGCTATTCACTCGGTTAAAATCAACGGTGTTGTTTCACTTTAAGGGGTAATAAAATGGCAGATACTAAAGTACGCACGTGGGACTCAAAACAGATAAATATTGTTTTGGGGGGAATTATTTTTACCGGTTTTGCCGAGGGTTCGTTTCTGAATATCGAGAGAAACGGTGAGGGCTTTGAAACTAGCAGAGGAGCCGACGGAGGGATTGACCGAGTTAATAAAAATATTTTTGACTTTACAGTTACCGTTACTTTGAAACAAACAAGTCCAACGAACGATAAACTTTCAGCTCAATACAACCTAGACTTGTTACAAAATCTTGGGGTTTTACCTATCTTGATAAAAGACTTGGGTGGAAGCACTTTGTTTGCTTCCGACCAGAGCTGGATTCAAAACGACCCAACAAGCGAGTTTTCCGAATCAATGGGAACACGTGAGTGGATTATAGCAACTGGAATCGCGTCAAACCTAGTAGGAAGCAACTAAAAAAAGGAATTATAAATGAAATCACCCAAAATTATCATAAACAAAAAAGAGTTCACACTTGAGCCTATGAAGATATTTACGGCCTTAAGAATGGATAAAAGAATCACTCTACTACTTGCTCCATTAATAAAAGGACTCGGTTCTTTTAAAGATATGGTTGGGAAAGCTAAGGAGCCAGGCGGTAGTATATTGGACGCAGAAATTGACTTCACAGAAATGGGTAGTCTTTTTCAGAACGCTCTTGAGGGATTAGACGAGGACGAGTTGGTCACATTGGTTTCTGAAATGTGTAAGAACGTAATCTATGAACCAAAAGGGGGACAGCCTTTTTACCTCCAGAGTGAAACCGAAATACAAGAGTGTTTTCAACGTGATATTTTGGGAGTTTATCAACTAGTTTTTGAAGTGGCAAAGTTTAACAAGTTTCTCCCTTTCGCCCTGGTAGGTTTTGGCTCCAAAATCAAGAAAATTCTTACCTAAAAAAAGCCAGCAGAAGCCGTGAGCACGATTTTAAAAAAGTCGGTTTAGTTGGGGAAATGCACCCAGAGTTAGAAGACGAATACCTCGTTTGGCGTGTTGTTCACAGTGGGCAACCGTTAAGCGAAGTTTTGACCTGGAGTATTTCAGATTTAGAAAAATTTGTATCTTATAGTGATATGACCAACGATTATGAAACAGCTTTGAACGAGTTGGCCAAATCGGAGTCCGAAAAAGCCAACAAGAAAAAAGGTGCCTAAATGATAGTTAGAGAATTATTAACGAGTCTAGGATATAAAGTAGATGAAACCGGATTAAACAAGGCCGAGCAAGGACTTACAAATTTTGCGACAAGTGCCGTTAAAATTGGAGCCGTTGCCGGTCTTGCCGTTGCGTCAGCAATTGGTGCAATAGGTTTTAACGCTATCAAGTCAGCGTCCGAAATGGAATCAATGCAAGGTGAATTCTCAGTTATGCTGGGTTCAGCAGAGCGAGCACAAAAACTTATAAACGATATTAATAAAATGGCAAGCACTACGCCGTTTGGAACAGCAGACCTAGTTAGAACAACAAAACTACTTTTGAATTTTGGAGTCGCAGAAAAAGAAGTTCTAGGGGTTACTCGTTTATTGGGTGATGTAGCCGGAACAGATAAAGAGAAAATGTTAGGTCTTGCTCTTGCATTTGGCCAAATCACAGCAAAAACTAAATTAATGGGGGACGACTTACGACAATTGATTGAGCGTGGTTTTAATCCATTACAAGAAATTTCCAGAACTACCGGTGAGAGCTACAAAGACCTCCAAAAGAAAATGTCAAAAGGTTTAATATCGTCCGATATGGTAAAAGACGCTTTCAAGTCGGCAACGAGTGAGGGTGGGAAATTTTTTAACAATATGGAAGTGCAAAGTAAACTTACAATAGGTAGGTGGAGCACTTTAAAAGATACGATAAACCTTACGATGATTGAGTTAGGGTCAAAACTACTACCGGTTGTTAATCAGTTAATTTCAGCGATGCAAAAAGTTGCAGAGTCAAAAATGATTATTTCATTTGCAAAAGTTTTAGAACCAGCTATTGCGTCTATTTCAATGGGTATAGAATCCTTAATAAATAATTTTGATAAACTCGGTTCAACCGGCTCAATGTTCAACGACTTTTTAATTGCATTAATGCCATTCACTGAAGTGTTGGTTAATATAGGCACTATTTCAAGACAAGTTTTCGGTGGGATTTTTGTCGCACTTTTACCAAAAATAACAGAGATAGCTTCACGGCTTTTTGGAGTTTTTCAAACTTTATGGGGAGTTATAGGAACAGCAGTTCAAAATATTCTACCGTCTATTGGTTCAGCAATTGAAAGTTGGTACGGTTTTGCTCTTGATGTTTGGGGTGTTTTGATTAATATAATTGAGGATATTCTACCAGACCTTTCAATACTCTTTTTACAATTAGTGGACGTTCTGGGACAAGCAATTGATTTTATAGTTCGTTTGTTCAATTTTTTAAAACCGATTCTGGTTTATATTCTTGGGATTGCTGGTAATTTAATCAGTTTGATTATAAAAGGAGTTTTGAAAATCACGAGCGTTTTATTAAAAATTCCAGAGTATTTTATAATTGCTTTAAATGGGGTGATGACTTTTATTCGTGAAGTTGTAAGTGCCTTTGGAAAAGCTGGCAAAGTATTTGCTAAAATATTCGGTTTTGATTCTGGTATCTTAGACGAAGCCCTTGGTAAAATAGATGCCGGTATTCTATCCTTGAAAATGAAGTATGAGGACAACGCTCTAAGACGAAGCCAAAAAGAACAATTTAGATTTGCAGAGAAAAACAAAACGATTCAAAATGTAACTAACAATATTGACTTAAAAGTGGACGTTCCAGAGGGAACCGACAAAACTCAAGCCAAGAGAACCGGACGTGCTGTTCGTGAAACGATGGAGTCCGTTTTTAACCTCAAATTGCAGTCAGTTTTACAAACCACAGTATAGGAGCTAAAAATGGCCGGACTTAATTTTCCACTTTCGTTATTTTACCGTGAGGGGGGGTACTCAATGGGTGCTATTTCCTTTGACCTTATTTCAAAAGAGAACCACAGTTTTGAAAACAACGTAACTTCACACCCAGTTGAAAATGGTTCCGAGATAACGGACCACATTGAAAACGTATTAAGAACCGGTAGTATTTCCGGCTGGGTTTCAAATTTTTCTATTGCTCGTAAAGATTTAAGCTTTTTATCAAGACCGGTAAATCGTGCTCAAGAAGTCTATGACGCAATAAAAGCGTTATGGCTATCAAGGGAAATCGTCACAATAGTTTCGGTGCTTGAGGTTTACGAGAGTGTGGTTTTTGAAAGCGTGTCTTGTTCTAGGGATGGAAGCACCGGAGAAATACAAACTTTTGATATTCAGTTCAAAGAAGTCAGAGTTGTTGAGTTGGTAGAAAAAAAAGTAACAGCAGAGGTGAAAGGGGGTAAGCCGACGAACGCTCAAGCTCGTCAAGCCTCCAAAAAACACAACGCCGGCCAGGGAATCACAAAATGACGCTCTTTATTTTGGTTATCGTCTTTGAAGTTATACGGAGTAATATTTAATGCAAGAACTACAGACCTTTCAAACAGCAAGTGCAGATTTTGAACAAGAGGTGGTTTTGAATGGTCAATTAGTGACCTTACGGATAACTTGGAACACGAGGGTGGGTTATTTCTTCCTACGCCTTACAGGCCCAGCCGGCGTTTCTATGGGACAAATAAAAATGACCGAGCGTTCATTACTTTTAAGACCTCACGGTTATTTGGTTAATTTTAAAGGTGATTTTTTGATTTTGCCAAAAACAGAAGACACCGACCACGAAATATCATACGATGAACTCGGTGATAATTGGGGTTTATATTATTTGGACGAAACAGAGGTTCAGAGCTGGGTTGTAGAAAATGGCCTTTGACAGAAAAATTGAATTAATAATAGGAGCCGGAGGTGTCGGACTTGATATTGCATCCCTACATTTATCGTTTAAAGTTACTAGGTCGGTGGCTTTTGCAGAAAACGAGGCCGAGTTTCTAATATATAACGCAAGTAAAACGACACGAAATGACATTTTAAAAAAAGGTAATTCTCTTACTTTTTCAGCCGGTTATGAAGACCAGGCTTTCGGTGTCATTTTTATTGGCCAAGTTTTAGGGTCAAAGACTTACAGAGAATACGGTAACGTAATTACTCGTATTTTAGCAACTAATACGTCAGCAGAAACAAAGCCTATTTCACGAACTTTAGTCTCCCTTTCTTATGCTCCTAAAACCTCGTCAAAAAAAATACTTGATGAAATCGCCGACCTTTTGGGGCTTGCTTTGATTGGAATAGATAACGCCGACAAAGATTTACCAATATTACCGAACGGTTTTGTTTATGCTGGGATTATTCGTGGAGCTTTGCAGTATGCAACAAAGGTGCTCAAGTCAAAAGGAACCGGCTTGTATATCGATAACACGTCTTTGGTGGTTTATAAATTGCAAGGTTCCAGCACTTTCAACGTTGGATTTTTGAGTAAAGAAACCGGTCTTTTGAGTGCAGAACTTGAGGAACGGTCACATAACGACCAGCAAAGACCAAAAGATGAAACAACACGAAAATATGTTCACTTTGACGCTTTGCTTAATCCAGGTCTAAAACCGAACGGTTTAGTGGAAATTGAGAGCGATAACGTAAACGGTGTTTTCTTAATACACAAAATTGATTTTGTAGGTGACAATTTTGGTGGTCAATTTAATTGTCTAGGGGAGGCCGTGAAGTGATTGAAAATTTAACCGATACTTTAGATGCTTTTTTCAACTCCAGAATGGAACAGGTACACACTTGTATTCCTGGAGAAATCGTGTCTTACTCCGGCCACAAAAAAAGACTTGCAGTAGTTCAACCTCTTGTGAAATTACAAACAAGCTCTGGACAGAGCATAGAGTTAAAACCGATTCAAAACGTACCGGTTGTTTTTCCTAGCACAAATAGATTTTCTATGACTTTTGATTTGAAAAAGGGGGATGGTGTGATGCTCCATTTTTCAGAGGTTGGAATTGGGAATTTTTTAAACGGTGGGAGTATTGTAGAACCGGACGATATTTCAAGGTTCTCTTTGACCGACGCAATAGCCGTACCAGGATTATGGGGTGGAAATAAGACCCCAGATTTGGGTGATTCAGACGAGGGTTTCAACCTTATTTACGAAAAGACTAAATTTAAACTTACAAGTGATTCTTTTAAGATTGAGGACGGTTCTAAAAATACAATCGAAAGCACGAGTAATTCTATTATACTAAACTCAAATTTAGAAGTAAAACAATCAAACATTTTGTGAACGGTTCCGTTGGATATAAAGTGAAATTGAACGGTGTTTCCGATGCGACAAGCTTTACCCTTACTGAACCTTTGAAAAATGACAAAGTTCTTTTTGATGGGGTAGCCGGCTGGAGCTTTGGTGATATTTGGATAATAAATACAGCAACCGACGGTTCTTTAGTTTTGAGCAGTCCGGTACCGGTTACTGTGATTCACTCAAATAGCAAAACAGTAGATGCTCTTGGAATTTCTTTTTTAGTAGAGGGGGACGAAAGTTTAGATACTGTTTGTTCTTACTTAGTTAGTGGAGTTCCCACAGCTGGAACAATTAAGTTAATTTTAGAAACAGCCGGCCAAGATAAGGTAGAGGGTAATTGAAAATGGCACAAAATTTATATTTAGATGCAGTTACTAACGACCTTGTTATTGAGGACGGACAACTTAGATTAGTAAAAACAACAACCGAACAAGTGAGCCAGGATATACAAAATATGCTCCTTTGGTACAAAAATGAGTGGTATTTAGATGTTGAGAACGGTTTCCCCTGGTTTCAGAGCGTACTAAAAAAAGGTTTTGATGTAAGGAATATACGCTCTTTATTGGTAAAATTCATTACAAAAGTAGTGGGTGTTTCCAAAGTTTTGTCGTTAGAATTAAATTTTGAAATTGAGAACCGGCACTTGCAAATTGATTTTACAGTCCTTGCAACTGACGATACCGAAATAAAAGGAACTTTAGTCGTATGAGTGGAATATTTGTCACACCGGAGGGTTTCCAAAAAAAGACCCTAGCAGAGTTGAAAGCACAAGAAGAAACAAAGTTTAAGTCCATATTTGGTGAGGGTATCAACCTTGACCCACAGAGTCCTTTTGGTCAAATAATAGGATTAAACGTAAAAGCTTACGCCGAACTGTGGGACGCTTTGCAAGAAATATATACAAGTAGAAATATATTTGAAGCCACCGGTTATTCTTTGGATGCTGTTGTTGGAGAAACCGGAACTATAAGACAGCCAGCAACGTATACAAAGGCGAATAGTGTAAGTCTTTATGGTGATAATAATTCTTTGATACCAGCCGGAACTAAGGTAAAAAGAGTTGATAGTGACGAAAATTATACTCTTGCTTCAAATGTTACTATTTCAGATACAAATTTGATAGGAGCAAAGTTTGAAATCGAAGAGCCAAACAATACCGGTGATTTTTATTCTTTGATAATAAACGGTGTTCAAAAAAATCATACTTTGCCAGCTCCCACACCAGCTCACGCAATTTGGGCGATTTTGAGTAACCAATTTGTAGGTACCGCCGAACACGATTTAATAATACCGGTTTTAGTTGGTTCCAGCTTTTTGTATTTACAGTCCGTAGCTTCAAATAATTATTTACCGTTTACAGCCGGACAAGCTGGTGCCCTAGATGTGGAGTTTGCGTCACCTGGTGTTTTTAATTGCGACGATTCTGGGGTGATTTATTTACCGGCAAACACTTTGACTGAAATAGTAACACCGGCCTCTGGTTTTATTAGAGTAAATAACTTGAAAGCTGGAGTTACCGGACGAGAAATTGAAAGCGACGCAGATTTAAGGTTGAGGCAACAAAGTTCACTCAACATTGGTCTAGCAGTAGAGGGCGCAATTTTGCGTAATATTCTTGAGGTTCCTGGGGTTTCGGATGCTTCCGTTGATTCAAATCGAACGATGAACGTAGTAAATGGGTTTCCTCCTAAGTCCTTTGAATGTGTGGTAAATGGTGGAGATATTAACGACGTGGCCACGGCTATTTGGTTAAGTATGCCGGCTGGGATTGAGTCCCACGGTATCAATCAAGCCGTTACCGTTGTTGATTCTCAAGGGAACGACCAATTGATAAAATTTAGCACTCCGGTTGGAGTGTTTTTACACGTTGAAATTACAATCTCAAAATATTCAGAGGAAGTTTACCCAACAAACGGTGATAATCTGATGAAAGAAAATGTAGTTGAGTTTGTAAAAAATGAACTGAAACTAGGGGTTGACGTAATTCCTCAAAGATTCAACCAACCTATTTACGAAGTTCCAGGAGTTGGACAAACTCAAATAAGATGTGCTTTGACGGCCAACGCTGGTGATGCACCGAGTTATCCAACGGTCGCAAATAAAGATTTAATTCTAGCAATTGATAACCGAACTATTGCGATTCTTGATGTTTCAAGAGTAAGCGTCCAAGCGTTTTAAATGGCCGAGCTTATAAAAAATACAGCCTATGACGAACTTGTGTTTTCTAAGAGAATGGAACAATACAAGAACTCGCCGATTCTTCAAACAATAATTGAGGCCTCAAATGAGCAAGCCGACGACCTAGAAACGGCTGCTTTTGAAGTTCGTGATTTATTTTATTTACCAACAGCAGAGGGAGTCCAACTTGATACCGTTGGATTCATTTTCAAAGTTTTCAGAGAATTCGGTGAGTCAGACGCTAGTTTAAGAAATAGAATACAATTGTCGGCAAGTGCTCGGTTTTCTGGAACTCCAGAGGAAATAATGACGGCTGTTGTTGTTATTTTTGGTGGAACTTATGCAAATTACACACCGGTTTATCCAGCCGGTTTTACAGTATCAACCGACGTTCTGCTAACAACCGAACAGCTTGAGCACTTGTCACCGGCTGGTGTAGGTATCGGACTTTATGCTAATTTAGTGGATGCTATCGGTAATGATATTGTGGATGCAAACAATAATTCAATTTACGCTATAACTTTAGGCGTTTAAAAAAGGAGTATGAAATGGCAAACGTGAACGTTTTAGACGATTTTCCGGACGCTGGATTACCAGAACTAGACGATATTATTTACGCAATTCGTGGAACCGGTACCAATAGGGATAAACAAATGAAAATGAACCCTTTTATTTTCAAGGGTGAAGACGTACCAAGCACAAGAGCTATAAATTTAAGCTCTTTAAAAACCAATATGAATTACAGACTTACCCCTGGAATAACGCTTATACTTTCTGGTACTCTTACAGTTAATTTAGTTGTTCGTATGATTTGGGTTCAACCTCAAACTGGAACACCTCCAGAGGTCACGTATAATTCAAAAGAGTATTTTTTAAATCAAGGTGGAGTGCTTGAATTTATTGGAGTAGCTGGAGCAAACCCAGAGATAATACAAGGGAATGGTGATAATTCAATGACTAGCACAACCCTTTCAAATTTCAATTTGCACAAAAAAGTTGGTTTTGCAAATATGGGAACGAATCCAACGAACAAACCGACTCTAAATATTGACGGAAATGTGACTAATTGGTTTTCAGAACTTATAGGAGATAAAACCGGTAATTTAATTCAAAGAGCAATTGCAACAACTGATACCAATAAAATCATTGAATACTCAAGAACGATTACCGGTAATCTTTTCTCTATTTGGGAGGCTGTCGGCTACTCTGACCTGGGAAAAACTAAAACCGGTACCGAGCTTGATACAATAAAAGACGGTTATACTCTCGGTGTTTATTCAGCAGTAACAGCCGGAATTCCAGCCGGACGCTATATAGTTTCACAAATTAGTTCCTTTGATTCGGAGGATGGAGCCGACGGTGCTTATTACCGTGTTCAGAACGCTCAAAAGAGAGAAACAACACCAAGTGGGGTTTTATATACTCGTCTTGGACGCCGTAGTGATTTATCGGCAAATTACACGTGGGGTAATTGGATTCAAGTAGGTGGGGACTCTGGAAGTTGGACTGATTTTGGCGAGGTTTCCGACTTGTTAGATTTATATGGTGAAAACGGATTTGGTAAAATGAACCAAAATACCGCTAATTTCCCCCTTGCAAAGCCAGCAACTTTTGAGGTGTCAACCTCCATAGATGGTTCTGGAATGTCTACTACTACTTTTCTACGTGTTTGGATTGTAGAAAGTGAAACAACAGATAATCAAACTTCGTTATATCAATCTTTTAGTGGGAATTCAGGAAACCCAACTAATTTGATGAACCTAAAACGAAACGACGCATTTAGACTTATTAATGAAAGAAATTTTGACGCTAATGATTTGTTAGACGGTTATGGAGGTTCAACTGGTGCCTCAAAAAACTTACCAAATGATAGTGATGATTTTTTATTAACAGCTTATACTTCATTTTATACCGGTGCAATAGTTACAAAACAAATAGCGGTATCACCCTACGATAATAGATATACATACACTCGAGAAAAGGTAAATACAAACGCCTGGAAAAATTGGGTTGTTGATAGTTCTATTAGGGAAGTAGCAACCGACACAAATATTGATATTCCTTTTGCTGGGTTTATTGATAACCTAGATAATTTAGCAACTGGTTCTTTTCCGACGGCAAGTACGTATTTGATTGAAAGTTATTTCTCAAAAGACATACTGACAGGAGACCACCACAATTGTATTCAAGTAGCCACACCTATAAACCAAACTTCTGGTTCAGTTTATTCTAGGTTTCGGAGTACGCCAGGGTTTGGTATTGCAGTTTGGACAAATTGGGAAAAAGTAGGCACCGGAGGAGGAGGAGGAGAAAAGTCTTGTGCTATTTTTCTATTTCGCCGTAAAGACGGTGCTTTTCCTGGAGGCGTGATACAAGTCGGTTCAGTTTCAAATGATAATAATGTGGCAGCACCAAACAACCCAATGCCAGCAACAATACCTCGTGATATTCCAGCCGGTGCAAAAGTTAATATTTCAGCAATAGCACGCACCTCTTCTGCGACTTTGGGTACAGACACGCTTGAACTTTTTGTGAGAGCTAACGGTTCAGCGACTAAAACTAGTTTAGCCACTCTTTCCGTTCCTTGGGTTTCCGTTTCAGATACATCACCGTCTAGTGGAAACCCTGGAGTAATTCCAACTTTAGCTAGTGCAATTTCAGCCGGTGCTAATTTAAGTGCAGAACACGGAATAGTATCAAATACACAGTGGTCTGACGCTTACGAGATAATAGCAAATGTAGTTTTCACCTGGGATTCATAAGGAGTTTAATGTGAGCCAAATAACAACAATAACAGCAATAGAAAAAACGAGAGAAGTAAAGTCAATCGAATATATTCAAGCCAAAAATTTTGACTTTAAAAGTATGACAATGAATCCAGGGACTAAGTATGCAAATATAAATTTGCAAACCCTGGACTCAGCTTCAAACGAGTGGAACGAAAATATCGTTTCTTTAACTCCAGAACAGTTTGATTTTTATTTTGTAACGAATCCAGGCACGGCACTTTTGTGTCTTGAGGCTACAATTTCAACTCGTAAGGCTTGGATTGCAATTTTACAAGACCTTGGGCTTTTGCCAGCCGGTGAAATTACAGACAGTTATCCAAATTAATAAGAACGAGTAAGCTTACCTTTTTTTAGAGTAAGCTTACTTTTTTTCGTA